TGCGTGATGCAGACCAGCTACGAGACGCACATGGAGCTCGCCCTCGAAGGGCAGCTCGCAGATAACGGACCCGTTGACGTGCTCTCGCGTGTGGCGGAGAGCGACGACGTGAAAATCGGTCTCGCCGTCACGCAGGGCAGCGCCGACAACCTCTGCGATCTGGCGGGCGACGGAGATACTCTCTTGGGCATCGTCATCCACTCGCATGCGCGGTTGGTGGATGCGCCGAAAAAGGGAGACGTGGTCAACGTGCTCCGCAAGGGCCGGTGCTACGTTCGGCCAAGTGGCGCGGTGTCGGCTGGGGACGGCGTCTATCTCGCGGGCAGTGGCAAGCTCGCGGCGGCTCCAATTGCTGATGAGGCCGCCATCAGTGGCGCAAGGTGGGCCACTTCGGCCGCGGACGGTGAGCTCGCCGTCGTGGAGATCAACCTGCCGTGAACGGCGGAGGGAATGCAATGAATCGACTTCTCACGAACCTTGATGCTGCCGAGTCCGTGTTTTTCTTGAGGGAACTCGAGCACATCAAGGCAAGAACCTACGACAAGATTTATCCGGAGCTCATGGCCCGCAGGCTCATTCCGGTGAGCAACGATGCGGGCCCGGGCGCCGAGGCGATCACTTACCGGGTGTTCGACTCGGTCGGTGTGGCGAAGCTTGTCGCCGACTACGCCACCGATTTGCCGAAGGCGGATGCTTACGGCAAGGAGGTGACGTCACCCGTGCGTTCGCTGGGTGTGGCTTATGGCTACTCTCTCCAGGAGATCCGCGCTGCACGACAGGCAAACCGCCCGCTCACCGACAAAAAGGCATCGGCCGCTCGTCGTGCTTTCGAACAGGCGCTCGATGACATTGCGGCGCTCGGCGACGAAGAGAGCGGCCTCCGGGGCCTTCTCAACCATCCCAACGTTCCGGTCGCGACGCTCGATGCACCTTGGGAAAACAAGACCCCTGCCGAGATCGTCGCCGACATCTCTCAGCAGGTCGGAGCGATCCGCGATCTGACCAACGGCGTCGAATCCGGGCCCTTCACCATCCTTCTGCCGGATAAGCAATACACGCAGATCGCGACCACGCAAAACAGCAGCGCGAGCGACGTGACCATCCTCGAATTCATTCTCAAGTCGAATCCCTGGGTGGCCGAGATCGCTCCGTGGTGGCGGTGCAAGGGTGCGGGCGCCGGCGGCACCGACCGCATGGTCATCTATACCCGCAACCCCGACAAGCTGACCCTTGAGATCCCCCAGGACTTCGAGCAGCTCCCGGTGCAGGAAAAGGGTCTCTATTACGAGGTGCCCTGCCACGGACGCATCGGCGGAGTCATCTGGTACTACCCACTTTCGGCGCGCTACGTCGATGGCATCTGACGGGAGGATCTATGATCAAGGTGACGCTGAACCTTCCGACTTACCTCGACCTATGCAATCAGAAGATGCGCCTCAAGCCCGGTGTGAACGAAGTTGACCCCAAGGCATGGGCTGCGGTGCAGGACCACCCGATCACGCAGCACTACATCGCGACGCGAGCAATCGAGGTGGAGAAGCCTGGTCGGGGCCGAGGAAGTCGCAGCAGCATCTGGTCGAACAAGGACAGCACCGACGGCAATGACAGCGACCAGACCACCGAGGAGGTGTGACGCGTGGCGGTCACCCCAGATGATGTGCGGGCTATCGCGCCCGAGCTCGATTCGGTTCCGAATGATCTGATCGAGCGCTTCATCGGCATGGCCGAGCGGCGGATCAACCGCAAGGCATGGGGCGCACGTGCCGATGACGGGGTGACCTTCCTTGCCGCGCATCTCCTGACGATGCGCAAGCGAGGGGCGTCGGGACAGGCCGGCCCCCTTGCTTCGGTTTCCGTCGGTGACGTCTCGCAATCCTTCGCCGTGCAGGCATCGACCGATGGCACGAATTACAACGCGACCTCCTACGGGCAGGAGTTCGCCACCCTGCAATCCCTCGTCTTTGCTGACCGGGTGATCTGATGAGCGTCAAAGACATCGACAGAGGCTGGAACGCCATCATGCGCTCGGTCGACATGGCGGTGCGGCAGGGCCGGCCTGTGGTCGCGGTTGGAGTGCAAGGCAAGGAAGCGCAGGAAATCCGGGACGAAAGGGGCGTGATCACCGGTGCAGTCCTCGCCGGCGTGCATGAGTTCGGTACGCGTGATGGTCGGATCCCGTCACGCTCTTACATGCGCGCGACGATCGACAAGATGCGCCCGGAGATCGCGAGGACCCAGGAGAGGATGTTTGAGCTGCTTCTCCGAGGGAAGCTCGATTTGAGAAAGGCGCTCGGGCTCCTCGGGCAAAAGGTACAGCAAGCATTCCAGAAGGCGATCGAAGATGGCCTCGAACCGCCCCTCGCTGAATCGACGAAGAAGCGCAGGCGGCAGGGCGATGGCAGTGGGATCTTCAAGCCGCTCCTCGATACTGGGCAGCTTAGAAATTCCATCACGTGGGAGATTCGGGATGGTGGTTGAGATCCCGCAGTGGTTCTTTACTGCATTCCTGTCGGTGTTTGGGTTGGGCATGGGAGGGATCATCGCCGTGATCGGGTTCTTCGCCCGTCGCCTCGTGGCCCAGATCGACGATCATGAAGCGCGCATCCGAGACGTGGAGATTCACCTCGGCGTTTCCCCGCGCCGGAGGCTGGCATGATCGACGTTTCCCTCGCCATCAAGATGCATGCGATCCCGGGAGGAATCACCGTGATCCGGCGCGAGCCTGGTGGCTACGTAGATGGCCGTGTCGTTCCCGGGCCCGAGGTGAGGATGGAAGGCGTCGAGGCCGCCGTCCTTCCGGCCGCGACCGAAGACATCGAGCTTCTCCCCGAGGGGATGCGATCGAAGGAGAGCAAGGCGATCTGGACGCATTTCGCGCTGCGCACCGGACACGCCAACGGCTCGCTTCCAGACCGGGTTGAAGTCCAGGGCGTGACCTATGAGGTGCACGCCATCCGAGATTTCCAGGCGATGGCCGGATACACGAAGGCGATCGCCGTAAGGGTGTCGTCGTGATCGACGCGGCAATCGAGGCGGCCCTCGTGGCTTGGGTTGCAACGCAGACTGGGCGGCCAGCGATCTGGGCGAATCAAACCGGCCCGCAGCCGAAGATGCCTTACTCGACTCTGCAAATCGTTGGCGTGCCCACGATCACCGACGAGCATCGGTTCCATCATGCGCCGGAGGGCGCGGACCCGCGAGACGTGGAGATTGAAGCGCGGGGCGAGCACCAAGTGACCCTTTCTCTAAACTTCTTTTCGCGGCAGGGCGAAACATTCGATCCGGAGAAGACCGCGCTCCATCTGGCGCAGAAAGTTCGGGCAAGCCTTGGCTTGCCGTCGGTACTCGAAGAGCTTCGCAACGTGGGGTTGTCATTCATCGACGCAACCCCGATCCAGGATCTGACATTCTTGCAGGACGAAGCATTCATTGAGCGCCGCCAAATGGACGTTCGCTTCGCCCTTGCATCTTCTGTCTCTGAGGTCGTGGAAGGAATTGCCACCGTGGAGGTGGCCATGAATGCAGGAGGGCCCTGATGGGTCTGGATTCGATCGTCAATGTGCAGATCTCCGCGGAGACGGCCAGCGTGACGCAGGCCGGCTTCGGGACGCCTCTCATCTATGCGAGCGGCAAGACCTGGCCCGAGCGGGTGCGAACGTACACTTCGGCCGCGGCCATGCTTGAAGATGGCTTTGAACCATCCGGCGATGCGTACAAGGCCGCCACCGCGATCTTCGCGCAGAACCCCAGGGTGCAGCGAGTGAAGGTCGCGATGGCGGCGTCCGATCCAGAAATTGACATCCCCAATGACCTCGCCGCGATCAGCGCGATCGATGATGATTGGTACGCGCTCGTGCTCGCCGTGGACGCAACCGACGAAGAGATCCTCGACGTAGCTGCCTACGTCGAGACGCTGCGGAAGATCTTTGCCGTCACGATCACGAGCGAAGATGCGAAAGACCCGTCGATGACCGACGACCTCGCATCAAAGCTCGCTGCGGCGGGATACGCGCGGACCTTCGCCTTCTATTCCGATAACGATTTCGCCGCTGCGGCGCTCCTAGGGCGCTGCTTGCCGACGGATCCCGGTTCGGAGACGTGGGCATTCAAGACGCTCGCCGGTATCACTCCGTCGAAGCTGACGGAGACCGAAAAGGCCGCCCTGCGCGCGAAGAAGTGCAACTTCTATATCGAGGTTGCTGGTGTACCCATCACGCAGGACGGCATCACCGCCTCGGGCGAATACATCGACATCGTCCGTGGTGTTGACTGGCTCCAGGCGCGGATGCAGGAGAGCATCTTCGGTGCCCTCGTTCGCGCCCAGAAGGTGCCCTTCACGGATGCCGGGATCGCAGTAGTCGAGGCGCAGATCCGCGCGGTGCTTTCTGCGGCAGTAGGCGTGGGGCTCCTCGCCGATGACCCAGCGCCTACGGTCGTCGTGCCCAGGGCGCGCGATGTTCCGCAGAATGACCGTGCGCAGCGCAAGCTTACTGGCATTCGGTTCTCTGGCGTCCTCGCGGGCGCCATCCATTCGCTCGAGATCCAGGGAACCGTCACGGTCTGATGAGGTGAGACCATGGCAGTGCATACTTATGCCCCCGATCAAGTGACGGTTGTTTTCGGACCTGTCGTCCTCGAAGGCTTCGCCCCCGATTCTTTGGTGTCGGTGGAGTACGAGGAAGACTTGTGGACCAGGCAGGTCGGTGCCGATGGGCACGTCGCCAGGTCGAAGACGAACAACGCAACCGCCCGGGTGACGGTCCGGCTGATGCAGACGAGCATGAGCAATGACTTGCTCTCAGCTATCGCGCAGCTCGATCGACACGCCAACGAAGGGGTGTTCCCTCTCATGATCAAGGACAACTCGGGCCGATCCCTGCACGTCGCAGAAAGCGCATGGATCGCACGGATGCCCAATGTCGAATATGCGCGCGAAGCCGGCACCCGAGAGTGGATCTTTGACACGGGGCAGATGGAATCCTTCGTGGGAGGCAACTGATCCATGAGCCAGCTCGATGCGAAGAGGAAGACGATCGACGGAGTCGAGTACGAGGTGCGGATGCTCTCGGCGACGAGGGCGACCAAGCTCCTCGTGAAGCTCGGCAAGATGCTCGGTCCAGCCTTCGCGGAGATTGCGCGAGGCGAAGGCGGCCTCGACCGGGAAATCGACGGCGCCCTCTTCGCTGGTGCCGTTTCGGCGCTTTTCGCATCCGCCGACCCTGACGAGGTGGATGCCATCCTCAAGGAATTGGCGGAGGTGACGCTCGCCGACGGGAAAGGTCTCCGGCCNATCTANGACATCCATTTCGCAGGAAAGATCGGCCGGNTGATGNAGTGGGCTGCATTCGCCTTGCAGGTGCAGTACGAGGATTTTTTCGGCGCGCTCGGCAGCGTCCTCGCCGAGGCCGGACTGTCGAGCGCGATGGAATCCCCATTCCCGAAGGCCTCGACTGGAGCGTCTGGCGCATAGTCCTCGCCGGCATCGCCACCAAGGAGGAGATCGATCGGCACTACTGCATCAACGATCTCTGGGACGCGAACCTCGCGCTTGATCTCCAAGAGGAGGCCAATGCGCGAGCGCTGGAGAGGATGAAACGGTGACGATCCGGGAGCTAGTGGCCAAATTCGGGCTCGATATCCGGGGCGCCGACTTCAAGCGGGCCGATCGCATGATCGAGAACCTCAAGAAGTCGGCGGTCGCATTGGGCTCGCTTTGGGCTGGCTCCAAAATCATCCA